CTGCTCATCAATGGAATGTATGGGCAGTAGAATGCTGGAGCATCAGTTTCGCTTGAACCTTTGTATCCAACTAGAACTGGAGTTCCTGTTGGAGCATATGAGTCAACGAATACGCGCATTGCGTTGTTCAGTGTACCAACTAGCTTGGTGTTAGTTGGAGCTTCAAATGTGCCCTCTGTTGTGCGAGCAAATGCTGAAGTTGTGGCGCTCTGTAGAACAGTTAGAGCCTCACTTGAAACAACGGTCCAGTTACCAGCACCACGACGGGTACGCTGGGCAATCAGGTTAGCAACACGATTGATTAGAACAGCTAGAGCAGCGTGCTCGTCACCAACGAATGTTGCGGTACCGCTAACGGTAGCCTGATTGTATGTGAACTCTGTTGCAGCTAGACTGCGTAGGCTCAATAGAATCTCTTGGTCGATTTCAGCGGTGATCTCTTGAGCTAGAGCAGCCATGATTTCGGCTTCAACGTCGATACCATGTTGGCTCTGTGCATCTTGAGCGGCTTCAAATGTCCAACGAGCCTGGAGCTTACGGCTCTTGGCTTCAACTGCTTGACGCAGAATCTGAACGCTGATCTGCTTGCCACCGTTGCCTTCTAGTGTTGCTGTATCAGCAGCAGTGTAGAATGGAGGTGTTCCAGCGGCCGTGGAAGTAGCAGCAGGAGTGCGTGAGTATGCTTGAGCAATCTTGAATGGGCTCAATGCTTCTTCACCAGCTACAACACTAGCGACGTTTTGTGGATCGCTAGCACCGTATGGGCCTAGATTCTGTGCGTAACGAACACGCAGAGTATGAATCTGACCAACTGGACCAGTCATTGGCTGTACACCTACTAGTTCGTTAGCGATAACGGTTGGCATCACACGGCGGATAACTGGTAGAATAACACGGTTTAGTGTTGCGATGTTACCTGCTGTGGTTGTTCCGGCACTGCTTTCTTGTAGTAGCTGCTTGCGGGTGTTCTCTAGAATCACACCCATTGTTGAACGGCGAGTTCCTTGGAGACCTTCTAGGAGGGCTTCCTTTGTTTCGCCCCAACGGCTCTCTAATAGTACTTTTGACATTTATCTTATCTCCTTGTTAATGTCTAATTAAAGCCCTGCCAGACGTTTAATCGCGATCACGTTATCACGTTCCTCGGCGTCAACTTCATTTCTCATGGCAGATTTATCACCAGTGACTACACTCTCAGAAATCATTTGCTTTTTATCAGCTACTGATTTTCCTTTCTTTGTGTCTAGTACGGCTGGCAAATACTTGTCGAAAGCGGCCTTCAGTTTTGGTGTCTGGACGCTTTCTAGTAAATCACGCATAACACTTGCTTTTTCTTCGTTTAGTGTACCTAACAGTTCTGTCATGGTCTTTTCACGAAGATTGCTTTCTTTGATTATGCGAACTTCACGTTCCTTGTTCTCAATAAGCACTTGTGCTTTCTTGAGTGTACTGATGGATTCAGATAGTTGCTTGTCTTTTTCTGATAACTTTTGTAGCAGCTTTCTGGTTTCTGCCTTCTCATTTAAATGAGTGGCACTGAATTCTGCTGCAAAGGCTTCGAATAGACGACGACCAAATTGACTCTCACGAGCTAGTTTGATGTCCTCTTTCAACTGTCCAATTTCACCCTTCAGATGCTTGGTAATATTTGCATTCAAGCGTTTTGCACTTTCAGCAATGAACTTGCTCTTTAGTGCTTGTAGCTGTGCTTTTGCTTCGGCAACTAGTTTAACTTTTGCTTCCACGACTGCACGCTTGTCTTGATCAAATTCACGAATTTCACGAGCCAATGACTCAACAACGAATGTTTCAAGCTTTTCGCGATGTTCGAACTGATTCTTACGATCATCACGAAGTTCCTTGATTTCTTCTGCTAGCTTTGTAACCATAAAGTTATTGAACTTTGCGGCTGCTTCGCGTAGTTTACGTTGAGCTTTAACACGATCTTCGTTCATTGCTTGTCTTTCTTCTTTGAATTCTGCAATCTCCGCAGAAAGACCAGCAGTTACCATGCGATCTAGGGCTTCCACCATTACATTTTTGTCATGTTCATATTTGCGTGCGAATTCTTCTCTTAATTCTGCACGAACTTGTTCACGAGCTTCGTTCAACTTTGATTCCCAGGCTTCGTTTATGGCGACTCCAACATCTTCGTTGATGATTCCGCTTTCAAGTAATGGTTTGATAGCATCTAGCATTTTATGCTTTCCCCTTGTTAGATTTTCAAATCCTTGATAAGACGAATTACTTCTTCTTTCAAGAATTTTTGGACCTTTGCATCTGAACCAGCACCTTTTAGATTATCCAATACACGATGACCATGACGCATGTTCATTAGTCCTTCGTATATTGCTTTTGGATAAGCGTTTGGGGCACTTGGTTGAGCTACAATGTCCACTGTGACGATTTCAAAGTCACTTACTTTGCCAGTAGTATCGTCTACGTTACCGCTTCCGCGACTACTCACACCTAGTTTGACTCCACTTTCCAACATAGTAGATACCAGTTGGCCCATTGGAGTCGGTAATATTTTCAGTTTTCCATAACCATTTGGACCATCCATCCACATGTTGTTAATCATGTGACTGACACGATCCAAGTTGATTTTAAGATCGTCTGGATGATCTACTTCGCCCAGAATACTATGACCTTCTCTGATTTGAGTATTGAGATCTTCTACAGCACGCTCAATCTCGGAAACGGGATAAACACGCTCATTGGCGTTCTTTACCCCACCCTGAATGAAGATGCCCTTCATGTATAGAGCCTTCATTTCTCCTTCCTTGACGCTTTCGACCACCATACTAGCGCGGTCGAAAGTCAAGTTTTCTCGTAGATATCGCGACATTTTAATGTCTGATCCTTACTTGATGATCTTCTTTTTGGAAGTTCTGCTCTCGGGAACTGGGCTCTTTGCCTTGACCATTTCATGTTTTGGCTTTGGAGCACTCTCGCCCTTGTCTACATTGCTTCCACCGCCTGGAGCATTCTTGAACCTACCAGCACCTGGTAGTTGTCCTTCACCCTTGGTGTAAGCATTGTGTGGAGCTTTTGGACCATTTGGAGTAGCTTCATGATCACCGCTGAATTTTACTGGCTTGCTTGCCATTCCAGTTTGTCCACTGTTTCCAGCAACTGGACTGTGAGCTTTGTGATCTTCATGCTTTGGCTTTGGAGCTGGCTTCATTTCTACAGACTCCATTACTTCTTCCTCTTCCTCTTCTTCCTCTTCTTCCTCTTCCTCGTCATCTAGCTCGGCAGATTCGTCTTCTTCTTTGCTCATAAGAGCCTCAAATTCAGACATTAGTTCGTCTAGTTTGTCTTCTAGATTCATAATGTCTTCTTTAGTGGCTGGCTCTGTATCGCCCATATCTTCGTCATCCATGTCCATGTCTTCGTCACCCATATCGGTGTCCATTTCCATGTCCATATCTTCATCACCCATGTCATCCATTTCGGCGTCAACATCAACTTCCTCGTCGCCCATTGGAGTTTCCATGTCCATATCCATGTCCATTTCTTCGTCGGCTTCTTGTATGCCCTCCTCTTCATGCGAAATTTCTTGCATTAGATCCTCTACTTGGCTGTCTTCTGACATTAGGCTCTCATAAATTTCACGACTCTTTTCAACTACGATGTCATGAAACAGTTGTTCTGCGCGTTCTTGATCCTCATTCAGAATGAGATCAATTAACTTTTCAAATTTTGCTGTAGACATTTTTTCTCCTTGGCTAAATGGCTTACGCTGTATGTATTTACCAAATGCAAATAAAAAAGCGTAAAAACTGCTGTTTTTTTGCAGTTTTTACGCCGATAGTAGTACTATTCTAAATTTATAGTCCTGGACCTGCTGCTGGAGGACTATATTGTCTTCTTATCTTCTTAAGATTTTTTGCGCGTTCATATGCCTGAACTTCGTTCATTCTCCGAATTTTATTTATCTCGCTCAATGTTAAACGAGTTTTGCGTAGTTCGCCCCAACGAACCTGACTATGATCACTCTGAACATCTTGAAAATCAGTTGGGGCTTTATCGTAAAATTCAAGCAGAAGCATGCTTATTCCTTTTAGCTATTTATCATTAAGCTGGAGGGGGCGCTACCTCAGGACCTGCTGCTGGAGGCGTTGCCACTGGCGCGGTAACTTCTGGAGCTAATCCAGCTTCAGCTTCAGGAGTTCCTTCTGCTGATATAGCTTCTGCTGCTTCGGAATCACTTTCAATGTCGGCTGTGCTTAATCCAACACTGCGTAAGTCAGTTCCTTTTGGTTCAAGCTCATCTGGTTTGATACGCTCTTCTTCCCATAGCTTCTCATTCTTCTTGATTTCATCTTGACTCAATCCTAGAAATCTCTCAAGAGCAAATCTAGTGCTGATATATGGTAGAGCAGCCATTTGAGTAAATGTTTGAACTCTAGTGCTATCTAGTTCGCTTTGACGATATGCGGCAAAGTTCTGTGGGGGATTGAACCGCAAGCTGAACAGACCACTGTCTATGTTGAATCCTCTCCAACGCATGAATAGTTTGAACTCTTCGTCCAATTTTCTATCTATGTAGCCCTGCAATCTTTCGCAATACTGATTGAATCTATACTCTTGAATCAGTGCTGTACCTACTTTTCCGTCTACTAGTGGGCGCTCACTGTCTTCTGGGCCTGTTGGCAAATAGCTACTAGGAATGCGAAGACCACGAGCTAGTCTGTTGTTGAAGTATTTTAGATCATCAATTTCGCCAAGATTTTGTCCACCAGATAGAGTGGTAACATCACTACCACGACCATCAGCAGTCACGGGGAAGAAGTAATCTTCATTGATACTCAATGGATTGTATGTTGCGTCAACAATTGCCTGTCCACCGTGTATGCTTGGAATTCTACGCTGATGTATTTCGTCTTTGATTCTGTTGACGAATTGCATAGCCATATGACTAGGCATGTTTCCAACATCAATCTTAAAGATTCTACGCTCTGGAGCACGAGCTATTCTATAGATAAGAATAGCATCTTCTAGCAATTCCTTTTGCTTGTATACTTTGAATATGTTCTCTAGTATGCTTTGTCCAAACGGCCAGTATCTATCAAGACCCTCTGTTAGTGATAGATGAACCACATGTTTAGCATCAATGGCATTTTCATTTATACCCAAACTGAATCTAGATCCAGTAGTTCCGTATGGTTCATTTGGAACGGTATAGCTGTATGGAGCACTGTAACCAGCGGTAGGTGGTTGAGCCTGAAAATCAGTAGTGGTCTTTTCGGCCATTGTCAAGTTCTGTAGATTAGGATTGATGTCCTTGATTACATACTGTTCTGGTTTCTTGCCCTCACTTTCATTGACAATGACTTTGACTACCTTGGTCATATCAACCCAGTATAGCTTAAAGTTTTCTGGATCGCGAACGAATACCTGATCACCGTACTTAACAGTGTTTCTGAAAATCTTGAAAATTCTAGTGTCTAATTCATTCAGAGTACACCATTGTTTAAGTTGCTTTCTGATTAGTTCAACTTCTGTTGTAGTTGGTTCTTCATTGAACTTGATATCAAATGGAGTGCCGTTATGTTCATTACTCT